CCCACCGCCGCACCCTTAATGTAACCCCACAATTGCACAGTTACAACCGCAGAAGCCGGCCTGCCCGGGGGTCGGGGCCTAGCCCGGGGCCGCCAATGCGTCTAGAACGCCGCGTACGGGCCTACACGGGCCGCGCAGGGGTCGCCCGGTACTACCCTACCGGCCCCCGGGGGCCTAGCGGGCCGCTGGCGGGGTTTCGGCAGGTCAAAAAGAGGCCGCCCGGAGGCGGCCAAGGTCCAAGGTAGCGGCTTGGATGCTTAACGGTTAAGGCGCGAGGCGGCCGATCACCGAGGGGTCGAGGTCCTCCACGGGGGCCTTGTCCAAGTCGGCCACGCGCAGCCGGCGGCAGGTCTCGTAGAGGCCGAGGGTGTAGCGGTAGAGCTGACCCTGCCGAATGAAGATGTCACCCTCGTTCGGGTTCTTCGGGAAGGCGTTGCCCTTGCCGGCGCTCGCGGTCCGCTTGGCGAAGTCATGCTCGTCCTTGACCCAGCCCGGCTTGACGTCGTCGTGGCCCCGGCGCACGTGATGCAGCGGGATCCGGACGCGCTGGGGCGGCAGCGTGATCGTGTCCTCGCCGTTCATCACGAGGCTGCCATCTTCGTTGATGCGGATGGCCGAGGTCTCCGCTTCCAGGAACTCTGCGTTCTTCGCATCCTGGGGCTGGGTGATCAGGTCGAGCTGAACGCGCCAGATGGTGCCGTCCTGCATACGGTAGGCCGACTGGGACGACGGCAGGTTGAGCGTGGTGATGCGTTCCATGGGTCACTCCTGGATGCGGTTGCGACGGTTGCGGAAGCCGACGCCAGCGCGGACGTCGGAGGTACGGAGGGTGGTCTGGAGGTCTTCGACCTTGGCCCGGGCGGTCGAGTCCGCGAAGCCCTCCATGTAGCGGTAGAGCTTCTGGACGTCGCGCACCCAGACGACGGTCCCGTAGGTGGCCGGGGTCGTGGGCAGGGTATCGACCTCCGTGACCGGGAACGACGCACCCTCCGGCGTGGTGGCCGTGCCCGGGATGCTGACACCCTCCGGCTGGTCGGACATCATGTGAGCCGGCGCGTAGTTGCCCGAGAACTGGACCCATGCGTCGTCCATCTCGACGGTTCGCCCCATGGCGGAGGCCGGAATGCTGTGACGCGTGGTCTCGCTGGCGCTGGGGTTGCCGTGCGGAGCCTGGACGAAGTTGCCGGCCGCGTCCATCTGGAACGCCTTGGCATAGAGGACGTAGTGCGGGATGGTCTCCTGCGTCTCGGTACGGATTTCCATGCGGACGCGAGCGTAGACGCCACCGCCGAGATCGAAGTCACGGACCTCGACGTCGTCCGGAAGGTTCGTCGGGTAGGTCGGGAGTTGGGTCGGGTTCATGCTGGTCTCCGTTACGGCTTGGCGTTGATGTTGTGGGTGGCGATGGTAGCAGCCGGGGTGTCACCTGCGAAGTACATCCGGCCACCGAGGTTGAGCTTGACGACGCGGCGCAGGCCGACCGGCTCGACTTCCGTGACGATGTCCCATCCGTACTTGCCGTTGGACTGGCGAACGTACACCAGCTCATTGAGCATGTCCGGGGTCTTGACGATGCGGCCGTCATAGGTGTCCATGGGGGTCGAGGCCGACTGGGTCAGCGTAACCCCGGACTCCGTCTTCAGGCGGTACGACGCTTCGTGCCCGTACTTGATGTCCAGCACCGGGTACTCACCCAGCACCGGCACGTCCTTGGTGATATCGACGCAGAGCACCATGTCACCCTTGACGAGGTTGCGGACGGGCCAGCCGGTCGGCAGGACGGCGTTGTAGTCCACGCACCAGTCACCCGGGTTGCCGGTGCCACCGCCGCCGCCCGACGACGTACCCGAGGACGGGATAGTCACGTTGCCGATCAGCACCGCGCCGTCACCTGCCTGCTGCGCGCTCAGCACGTTGGTCTGCGCGTAGTAGGTGCGTGTACCGCCGTCGAGGAACGGGTCGAGCGTGAAGATAACGTAGGTGACGCCCGGGGTCAGGCCGACGATGGCATTGGTGACTGCGTTGTAGGTGACGGTCTCGCCGCCGAGTTCCACCGAGTGGGCGTTGATCGACACCTGACCCGAGGAGTTGGCGGTGATGGCCGTCGTGCTCCGCACCGAACCGAAGCCCGCTACGATGGAGGCGCGGGAGTTGCGGGCACCGCCGAGGATCTGGCGCGAACCGATGATGCGAAGGCCGACGCGGCGGAAGGTCGAGAGGTCGGTGTTGTTGACTCGGCCATTGGTCGCGCCGTCCTCGACGCCACCGCTGTCCAGGTTCAGCACTCGCCTCACGACGAACTTCCGGAAGCGTGCGTGGGTGATGGCCCAGCCGCCCGCCACCGCACCGCCAGCGTTGGAGTAGTCGAAGCCGACCAGAGCCTGGACCTGGACGACGTTGCTCGGAATCGTCAGTGGATACTCACCACTGAAGCTGCCGGTCGTGTTGTTGTTCACGCCGCCGAACCAGATACGGCTTCCGTCCTTGTCGAAGCCCCAGAGCCCCATGTAGTGGAACCGGGTGACACCGGCCGGCACGGGTGAAGCCGAGTCCACCTGATACTCGTACTCCAGGGTGTACTTTTCACCGGCGACCACTTGGAACTTCTGCTTCGTGGTGGCGTAGTACGCAGACGACCCGCTGGGGATGGTGCCACCGGCGTCGCCCATGAAGAGCTGACGGTACGCCGAGTTGACACCGTTGACCTCCAGGCCCGCGTAGCTGGCCGCACCCGGGGCGAGGTAGCCCGTAGCCGTGTTGATGTACCAGCCATCCGTGACCATCTGGTTGATATCTTTGCGGCTGACCTCCGTCGGCCAGTTACCTTCGTTGGAGCTGAAGTTGGAGTTCGGCACCATGTTGACGCCGTTCGCCGGGGCCTCGGTCACGTCGTCCACGTAGGACACTCGGCACTCGTCGAATCCGTAGTAGCCTGCCGTCTGGCTCTGGCTGAAAAGCTGGAAGCGGGCCGTGGTCGCGCCCGACGGAACAGTGACCTTGCCCTGCACCGTCTTCCAGTTGCCGTAGTTCAGCACCATGCCGTGAGTGTTGAACGACTTGTTGGTCTCACTGATCAGGCTGCCTGCCGAGTTGTACCACAGGAGACCAACCAGCATGTCACCATTTGCCGTGTTGCTGACGTTGTTGACCTTGGCGCTGAAGAAGATGCGCGACCCGGGCGACACCGGGAAGCCCTTCTGCTGGTAGATGCGGGAGTTGGCGTGACCGCCCGCGCCCGAGCCGGCGTGGATGGTGCCCTGCCCGCCGTTCATGGAGGCGTTGCCGCTCGTCTCGAGATACCAGCCCGTCTCCGCAGTCCAGCCCTGAAGGCCGGCATCGAAGTTGGGGCTGACGACGAGCATGTCAGCCACGTTCTCGGTCTGGTCGGCTAGCAGGCTCCAGGCCGACCCGTTCCAGTAGCGGGTGAGCTTCGTGCTGGGCTGGAACCACGTGTCACCGTAGGTGGTGGCGGTCGGCTGCGCCTCCTGGATCCACAGACGGGTCTTGGTGGACACCGTGCCGTTGGTCGTCTGGAGGTCGGTGATCACCTGCGGCAGACGGGCGTCCGTCGCATCGACCCAGACGGATCCGTTGCAGTACCACCACTTCCCGGTCGTGTCCTGCCAGTAATCACCCACCTTCGCGCCACCGCCGCCGCCGATGGCCGGGGCCGACGCCTGACGGTAGATGTCGATGTTTCCGTCCGCCGTGGCCTGCGCCGACTGGGCGGCGATCAGGGCGGCGAGGCTCATCGAGCCCGACACGCCTCGGACGAAGGCGGAAGGGGTCGCCAGCCGACCCTTCTGCTCCTCGACCATCACGCCGTCGATATCAATGACGGACCCGGTGGCCCCGGTGATGCCGATGCGGACCACGCCGGAGCTGTCCGTAGCAGGCCACGCCGACGTATCCATGACACCGGAGACTCGGGTGTGCGTCGAATTGTTGATGGCGGTCGTGGTGTCAACCGCGGTCGCGTAGAACGTGTTGCCGGCGAGTCGGAAGTTGACGCTCGTGGCCGTACCCTTGACCCACGCGGAGATGATGTACTTCTTACCCGGCTGGATCGGCACGTTGAACGGCAGCGGGGTCGTCCGACCCAGGAACCAGTACCGCTCCGTGCTCCCGTCCGAGATAGTGAGCCGCAGCGCGCCCACGCCGAGGAAGCCACCGCCCGCCACCCGCGACGGGGCCGAGAAGCCGCCGAAACTCACCATATCTGCCGGGAGCGTGGCCGCCTCGAAGACGGAGTAGTTGTCGGGCATCAGGTTGACGCCGCTACCGCCGATCTGGTCGAGCGTGATATCCGCGATGTTGTCGTTCCAGTTGGCACCGTTCCAGCGGAAGATCTTCTTCGTGCTGGTATTGAACCACAGATCACCGATGCCCTTGGTGGCGGTGACGTCAGGCGCGGTCGGGGCGGTCGCTTGGAACCACGTCTTGACCTTTCCGTCCGCCGTGCCCTGCGCCGTCGTGGCCGCCGTCAGCGCCTGCCCGATCTTGGAGTTGTTGGCGTCCACGAACACGCCGCTCGTGACGCGCCACATGAAGTTGCCGTTGTCTGTCTCGATCCAGAAGTCGCCTTCCGCCGCCTGCCCCTCGCCCGTGCCGATCACCGGCGGGTCGTTCTGGTAGAAAATGTTGATGCCACCGTCGCTGATGGCGGCGATGTTAACAGCGGTGACGATGGTGCCTGCGAGGCCCTGATCGGTCGTCCGGATCCACTGGGCCGTGGCCGGGGTGCCGGCGAGGCCCCAGACGTAGACGGAGTAGTTGGTGTCCGGCTCGACCCAGAAATCACCGTACCCGGTGGCGCTGGGCGGGGTGTTCTGCACGAAGACCCAGATGATGTCGTCCGCCCCGTTGGGGTCGATCCCGCTCATCGTCTGGATGGCCTGCGCGATGCGGTAGTCCGGCATCACCACCCACGCGGCACCGTCCCAGCGGTTGATCTGGAAGACCACGTTGGGCGCGGTGCCCATCTTCCTGAACCAGATGTCACCCTTGTTGCCCGCGCCGAGGCCGCCCGGGGTCGTGGCCTGGAAGTAGCAGGTGATCTGCCCATCCGCGATGGCCTCGTTGACCAGCGGCGCCTGCACCTGATCGAGAGCGCCACCCAGCGAGAAGGCGATGGCGGCGTTGATCTCGTCGACGAATCCGGGCGTCGTGCTCTGGTCGCCCAGCGTAAACGGGAGCGACTGGCGCGGGGCCGACACCGAACCGCGAGAGTTGATCGCGTAGACCCGGGCCTCGTAGTCGCCGGGGAACGGGGTCTGGTAGTCGGCCGTGGTCCCGGCGACGTCCTGCAGGGGCGTCCACTCGCCGTTGTCCTTGCGCCACTGGATCTGGTACTTCATGGCTCCGGCAGCAGCCGGCCACGTTGCCGTGAGCAGAGGCATCGCGATGACCTGGCCTGCGCGCTCCACCGAGGTGATGGTGACCGAGGCAGGGCGAGCCTGATTGATCGAGTCGAGGATCGAGGTCGGCGGCACCGAGATCGGCTCACCGAAGTCCACAGCCGCGAAGATGCTCGGGTTGTGCTGGATGCCGAACATGGAGTAGGAGCCGTCCTCGTTCTCCTTCACCGACATCACCCGGTACAGCTGGGTCTTCAGCGCCGTGCTCTCGATGGCCCAGACCGACTCCGCGATGGGGGCGGCCGAGAACGGCGTGGCGACGGTGACACCGCGCGTGGACGCGTTGTAGCTCTGCACCGTGCGCGTCTCGGTCGTGCCGGTCGGCAGGGTGATGATGAGCGTGTCGCCGGCCCCGGGCAGCACTTCCGGGCTCTTGTCGAGGATAATCACGGACGCTGTGGCCGAAGTTACGCGCCCGCCGATGCGCCGGCCCGCGCGATACTTGTCAGCGAGGCGCACGATCTGGCCCGGAACCGCGAAGGTGCCGTCAATGCCCACCGTCCAGCTGGCGGCCTGCGTCAGGAGCTTCTCGCTCAGCAGAAGATGCTTGGCTGTGCGCTGGGCCTGCCCGCGCGAGGTCGCACCCATCGACATGATGGTGGTCAGCTGGAAGCCGAACCGGTCCACCATTTCCTGGTCATCGTAGTAGTCGTACTTGATACGGCTGAAGTCATTGCTGTCGTTGTAGCCGACGATGACCGCGGTGTGACGGGCGCGGCGGCCCGTGCTCTCGTACCGGAACGTACCGTTGAGGACGTTGGCGTTGGTGTAGGTGTAGACCGGGTCCATGGGGCGGTCGGCCACCGGGACCACCGCGCCACCTGCCCAGTAGCAGATTCCGCGGAACACCGAGGCGAGGTCCTGGATGACCTTGTACGCGTCCTCGTCGCGCTGGAGGTACAGGTTGCAGGTCATCCGGGGCTCGGTGCCTCCGAACTGATTGGGCACGGTCTCGTCACAATACTGCGCGATCGCGTAGAGCGCCCACTTGTCGATGACAAGCTCGTTCACCAGCTTACCGAGACCGTACCGCTTGTTGGTCGTGAGGTCGTAGAAGACCCACGCCGGGTTGTTGGAGTACGCCACCTTGAAGGTGCCGTTCCAAGAGCCGGAGTAGGTACGGGTGACGGGGTCGTAGTTCACCGGCACGCGAATCTTGCGACCGCGCAGACGGTAGGAGCGAGTCGGGATCGACTGGAACTGGGAGGCATCGACCTCCACGCCGACGACCGCGCTCATCGGGTAGCGGAACTTGCCGTCGATGATTTCGGTGAACGACGAGACGCGGGTCGTATCCTGGATGTAGGACGAGTCGTTGTCGGCCGTGATGCGACGCACCCGGATATTCCAGCCAGACACCGTAGCCTTGGGCAGATCCACGCGATGGGCACGCTCATACGCACCGTTGGTCTTTCCGGTGAAGGCCGACCGCATCATCTCGACGTACGCGCCGCCGTCAGTGGCAACGTCGATGGCGTACTGGACGGAGTGGCCGCCGATGTCACCGTTCTCGTTGTTGGTTTTCGAGAGGGCATCGACCATCAGGCGGATTCGCACCGCGCTCAGGGCCTTGTTGGTGACCGAACGGGTCCAGGGCGTGCTGGCCTTCAGCTCGACGCCGACACCGATCTCGTTCTCGACGGCAGGGAAGCCCGGGATGTAGCTCTGGGACTGGGTGCCGGTGCGTGCCTCGATCTTGATGTTCTGGAAGTTCATCGTCCCGTCGGCATTCATAACGGGCGTTTCGTTGAGGTACACGTCCCGGAGCCAGTTGGCCCCACTCGGGAAGCCCTCGATCTCGCCCTCGGACACGAGGTCCATGACGCGCGCGATGGCGATGGACGACAGGCTGTCCGGGGCCTCGACGGCAGCGCGGGGCTTCTCGCCCTTGGAGCCGCGAAGGTGGGCGGCGATGGCGCTGCTGAGCTGATTCTGCTTCATGGGATCCCCTTAGAGCGCCTGCGTGTGGACGGTGCCGTTGAACGCGCCGCCGCTGCGATACTCACCACCGCCGACATAGCCGCCGCCGCGCGAGGTGACATAGTTGTCCTTGACGCTGATACCCGCCGAGACGACGACCGAACCGACGTCCAGCTCACCGTACAGCACCGGCACGCTCGCGCCCTGTACGGTGACGTTGACCGGGCCGTTCATCATGTAGCTCGAGACGTCGTCCTTCTTCTGACCGTCACTCATCTTCGGCACCGGCGTCAGCAACTGCACGATGCCGCCGACGATCATCGAGATACCCGCGCCGTAGAAGTAATTGGAGATCGGGTTGGGGGCACCGTCGAAGACAAAGATCTGGATGAGCGCGCCGACGATGACCAGCACCGCGCCGACGATGATGTTCAGCACGCCGCCCTTCTTCGACCCTGCGAGGATGGGCATGATCGTCAGCTCGTCGCCGTCGAAGAGTGCGGCCGACTCCAGCTCCTCGCGCTTGAGGCTGCGCCGGTTGTGGATGACGGCGTAGTGCAGGCCCTTGTCCTTCGACTCCATCAGGAACTTCTCGAACCCTGGGATGATGGCGCACAGGGCGCGGCTGGCCTCTGCAACGGAATTGACCGCGAGCGAGAACTCACGGCCAAACTTGCGACCCAGCACCCCGCCGAGGCGGATGGTCTTCAGTGTATCCATTAGCGCACCTTCCTCACGAACAGTCGAGTGTTTTCATACCAGAAGCCACCGTACACCGTGCGTTCCGAGAGTCGGTCGTACGGGTGGTGGAGCATGTGATCGCGGTCGCCCAGCCAGATGCCAGCGTGGTTGACGATGTCCGACTTGATCGCCATCAGGATGCCGTCACCCTCCTGGGTCGGCTCCGGGATGGGCTCAAACCCAGCCTTACGGAAGTTCTCGAGATACAACTCCTCGCCGCGCTCCCAGAACTTGTCCTGCCTCTCGAAGTCGGGCAGAACGATCCCCATCTCGCGCGCGTAGAAGTCCTGGCAGAGGGTGTAGCAGTCCTGCACCCCGAAGACGAAGTCGCGGCCGATCAGCGGGATCTCGAAGTTGTCCGGCTCGATCACCACGTTGCCGACGATCTTCGGGATCGCACCCGGGAAGGCCGGGTCGCCATGCAGCGCGATGATCCCCCACGGCATCTCGCTCAGGTTGCACCGCTTGACGTCTTCAGGGCTCGGGCGCGGCGCACCATCGGGATGGCTATGGATGAGCATGATGACTTCGCCCTCCGCCTCCGCCTGCGCGGCATCCTCGGGGTGAACGATGAAGTCGCTCTTGGGGTCGTCCGCGATGTTGCGGCACGGGTGGTAGAAGTGACGGCGCTTGCGGGCCACCACAAGTCCACAGGACTCGTTCGGGTACTGGGCGAGCGCATGGGCCTCTGCGGCCTCAAGGATATGCGGTTTCATCGGATAAGCCCCGCAGCCGGGAAGCTGCCGTAAGGAAGTTCATTATCTGCCCCGAAGCGCAGTTTACACCCGGAGACGCGCCTTGAACAGTTGTCCAGTGCGCTGGAGCTGGTGGGCGTGTCGTCGTACTTCGCCACCGGACCGCCAGCGTAGCCGCACTCCGCCGAACGGTACTTCCAGGAGCAGAGGTTGGCGACGATCTTTCGACCCGGCAGGCGCACCCCGTTGAAGTCGAGCGCCGACGAGAGCGCCCACTTCACCATCTGGTTGTCCTCGGACTCCTTGCGGTCGATGTACCAGACCTCATCCGGGAACTGCTGGGTCGAGTTGGCGTTGACGTTGCCGCCCGGGAAGTTCACCGCGTCGAGGTACTTGACGAGCGTCTGCTTCCGGATCAGGGTCGCGCCGATGAAGTCGTCGAACTGGAGGCACAGCGCCGTGATCGAGCCGTCGAGATTGGCGACCGCCACGGATGGGGTCGGCGGCTTGTCAGCGGTACGCTGGAATCCTTCGATGGCGATGGGCCACGGGTGATACTGGATGCCCTGCCACGTGATGATGCCGGCGTCCTGGTGTCCGTGGAAGTACAAGACCCCAGCCTCGGGGTCAATGGCAGTACCGTCCAGTTGGAAGAGCGACACCCGGGAGCCGGGGGAGAGTAGCTGACTATCCTCGCGAATGGTCACGGCGCGAACCTCTGTTCAAACGTAGCGGTGATGCGGCCGTTGCCAGCGGCCGACGGAATGAGCTGGTAACGCTTGACGATGAAGAGCTTGGCGGTGCTCTCGTAGGGAGGGGTGTAGTAGAACGTCTCGTAGCCGTTGCGGGCGTCGAAGAAGTTCTTGATCGAGGTGATCTCGGCGTCTGTGCCGTGGAAGGTGAACGACCAGTCCTGGCGCTTCGTGTTGATGCCGTCCCCGACCGTCTGGACGTAGCCCTCACCAAACTTCGTCTCGCGCACGTTGAACGAGACGTCGCCGTTCGGCTCTTCCTGGGGCGGTACGGGTGGCGTGAAAGTAACCGGCATGACAGGTTCCCCTTATCGGTGATTGGACGCCCAGAGGATGCCGCCCTGTTGCAGCTCCCCGACGAGTACGTCCTTGATCTTCTTGGTGAGTACGTCGCCCAGCTGGCGGCCCTTCGCGTCGTCGGAGCTGACCGAAGCATCGGCCGACCCGTCGGAGCTGACGTTGACCACGGTGTTCACGACCACGTTCATGCCGCCAGCGCCGCCGCCCGTCGATGCCACCCCCAGCCGGCCGTCCGCTGTGCGCGTAAGGGGCATGACTGCTTCCGGACGCTGCTCACCGGCCAGAACGGTCGCGCCGTTCGCCAGCGGGAACAGGGTGGGCGAGGTGACCACGCCACCGCCGACCACGCCACCGAGAGCCATCGGCATGAGGGAGCCATTGTTGCCGGTGCCGTAGGCGTTGAAGGAGCCGAATCCGCTGGTGGGGCCTGCCGCCGACCCGTAGCCGGCCGACCCGCCACCCGCGCCGGCCCCGAAGGAACCGAAGATGCTGGACAGGGCCTTGGACAGCAGGATGCGAAGTTCGATCTTCAGGAGCTCCGCGAGGATCGTCTTGGCGAGGTCCTTGAAGCTGGCCTTGCCGGTGCGGGCGAACTGATCGATCGCGCTGTTCATCGCCGAGAAGGCATTCATGAAGCCGTCGCGGGTCTGGCCGGCAACGTCGTTGATCTGGGTCGCCATGTCCTCGAAGGCGGCCCGGGCACCGTTGCGCCAGTCGGCGGCGGCGGCCTTCTTCTCGGCAAGGTACTGGAGCTCCTTCTGGAGCTGGCGCTGCTCGGCCGCGTCGATCACGGCCAGCTGGTCCACGTACTCCTGAGTGTTCTTGGCGTTCTGGTCACCGTACTTCTTGGCGAGCTCCAGGCGATCCTCGGCGGCGCGCATGGCGATCTCGTCCATGCGACTCAGCAGATCGTTGGTCTCGGCCCCGTGGCCCATGCTGCGGATGTCGCGGGCCTGCTCGGCCGCACGGCGGGCCTCATCGCTGGCGATGCGGTTGTTGAAGTCGGCGTTGATGTCGAGGAGCTTGTTCTGCTTCTCGCGCGCCTCGTTCACACGGTCGAGGGCCAGCGCCTCGTCAATGGAAGCCTGGATGGTGGCCTGCTGCGTCGGGCTGAGCTTGGTGTGCCCCTCCTTCATGTCGGCCAGGATCTTCGTGGCCCACCGCTGGGTGTCCGTCAGCTTCTCTTCCTGCTGGCCGGCTGCGCGCAGGATGGCAACGTGCTCCGCGACCGACTTGGTGAGGCGGTCGTACTCACGCTCCTGCGCCTTGGCCTCGCGCTCGGCCTCGCGCTGCTCATCGGACTTGCGGGCCTTCTTGGGGGCGCGACCCTTGGGGTCCGCCAGACGCGACCGGGCCGACTCCAGCGCCTCGTCACGCTTCTTCTCCAGCGCCAGGATCTGGTCACTGTCCTCCTTGTACCCCTGCGACAGGAGGGCGAACCGACCCCGCTTGTACTCATTCTGGATCTGGGCCTCGGCCTGGAGGCGCTTGTCCTTGTTGCTCCGGCCCCGGGCGATCTCGCGGTCGAGGCTGGCGGTCGCCTGGAGGGCGACCTGCTCGTCCATCGCGCGGGTGGCCTCGCGCTGCTCCGCGACGTACTTGTCAGCGACCTCCTTGAACTGCTTCCGGAGTTCAGCGACGTACTTCTGGCGCTCCTTCGACCCCTTCGCGCCAAGGTGGGCGTAGGACCACGGACTCGTCGGATCCTGGACCTCGCGAATCTTGTCACCAAGATCGCGCATCTGGTCCTGCAGGGTGTCGGCACGGCCGACGTTGAGCATGGCATTCCACGCGGCCTTCGCCGCACCGGCCACGAGATTCCAGGACTGCTGGAGGTAGCCGAGACTACCCTCGATCTGCTTCCCCTTGTCCTCGATGGAGGCGGCCAGCGAGTTCATGGCGACCTCGGCGGCCCCCATCTCGTCGCCCTGCTCCACCAGCGCCTGGATCTGATTGTAGGTGGCGACCGTGAGGTTGCCGAACTCCTCGTTGAGCTTGAGGGCGGCCTCGACCGGGTCCTCCTTCAGCGAGGCGAACATCTTCACGGTATCCTGGATGGCGACGCCGCCGTACTGCTCCAGGTCCAGCGCGGCCTGCGTGACAAGCTCGATCTGGCCGCCCGTGAACTTACCCGATCCGGCGACCTCCCCCAAGGCCTCCACGATCTTGCCGCTGGTGCGCCCGAAGCGCTCCATACCCTCGGCGGCCTCGACCAGATCATCGGCGGTGCGCCCGACGTCATTGCCGACCATGATCAGCGACTTCTGCACCTTCCGCATCTCGTTGTCGCCCTGATAGGCGGCGACGGCGATGGCGGTGAGGGCAGCAGCGGTGACCGTAAGCGGCGTGACCAGCCCCATGACGTAACCGCCCATGGCCCGGGCGGCTGCGCCTGTGGAACCGAACATGTCCTTCAGCTGACCGCCCTGCTGGAAGAGCACGGTCATGGGGTTCGCGCCGGCCTGCAAGCTCACCGCAATATCGGTGAACTGTGCCGGGAGGTTGCGGGTGGCGAAGGCCAGCTCCTTAGCTGACTTCGTGTATCCCGCTGCGGCCCGGGCAACCGCGTGATGCGATTCGGCGGCCCGGGCCGACGCGGCCCCTAGCTGATCGACAGAAGACTGGGCCTTGTCACCCGCTCCTGCCAGTTTGTCGAGGTCCGAGACAGCCGCCTTCGCAGACGTACTGTCAACGGATACCACCATGCTGGAAATCTGGTCAGCCATTTGCTCTCACCTTGTCGAGTTCAACCATCGCTCGTACTTCCCAGGCTGACAAGTTGCGAGCGGTGAGCTCTTGCCACGCCTTGAGTTCTACAAACGACAACGGGTAGACCAGATCGCCAAGCCACTCCCACAGATACATCACTTCGTGGGGTGGGTCCATCACCTTCTGGAGCTCGGTGGGCATCCTGCCCGTTTGCTTCCATACTTTCAGCAGGTGGGACTTCTTGCTCTGTCCCGACTCACTGCCCTCCACCGGCTTCGAGAGCCTTACTTCTTCTCGAGCCCAGTCGAGG